CAGAGCGCGAGGCGCACGTCCATCGCCTGACCGTCAAGATTAAGTATACGTATTGTCATACGCCCGGCATGCCCGAGGCGTTTCGCATTCACGAGATTCGCGCGCGCATTGCGCCAGACCGTCAGGCGGACTACCCCTATCAAGCGTTCATTGACGGTACGACGCCGACTGAGCGGTTGAGCATGAAATTGAAGTACACCGCCGTTGCGGGCGCGGCCGACAGTACGGACGCGGCTCACCACGGGTCCTTCGTCGGTACGCCGACTTTTCACAGCGCATCCGCAACTGGTAACGGGTACGGCATGGGATTTGGCCCGGCCGTAAGTGACGCACACGTCAGCGTGCCCCATCACGCAGACTTTGCCCAGGCAGCGTTCTCGGTTGAATTCTGGGCACGGCTTGACGACGCCACGACGAACGAGTGGAGTACCCCTGTCGCAAAGTCTACAAGTAACCAGTGGAACGACGGGTGGGGATTCTACGACCGTCAATCAACAGGAGAGTTTACGTTCTGGGTCGATACGTATGACGCACATCCGGCTCCGGCTGCGTCAGCACGATACATCAGTATCGCGCGACCGGCCCCCGGCGTCTATCACCACTACGTCGGCACGTTCGACGGGGCCACCCTCGCGCTTTACGTGGACGGCGCATTGGCCGGGTCTACCTCGGCGGTTCCTCTTACCGCTCCAAGCATTGCGCCAATACTGTTTGGGTACGGGGGATTCTCACAGTCAGGATGGCCCGGTACGGTGGATGAAGTCGCGTACTACAGTTCGGCCCTAACAGCAGAGCACGTACTTCGGCACTATGAGACGCGTCGGCAGATGTATCGGGCAGCGGTGCTACAGGACTTTCCGGTGTCGTATTGGCCTCTCGATGAGGAAGGCGCATACGGGAATAACTTCACGCTGTATAACGCGCAGATGACGGTGCAGCGAAAGAAGCACCAGCCCAAGGGGTGATATGTCAAATCTTATGCTCGGGAGTAGCTCGTATCTGTTAGGCACGAACGATACGGCCGATGTGTTGCTCAATAACATCTCTCCTATGGACGCGAACCAGCCTAACGGACTCGCGGACGGAATTATTCAAGTCCAGACTGCGCTGGGTCCCGGTACGGATCTCGTGGGCGCGCTGGACAATCTCAGTGAACGACTCGCCGTACAGATGCCAGCAGATGGCCGAGTGATTCCACCCGGCACTATTGTGATGACCGGGCGCTCGTCAGCCCCCTCTGGGTGGTTGATCTGTAACGGTGGCGCAGTAGACCGTACGCTTTACGCGCAACTATTCGCGGCTATTGGCGTCGCGTTCGGAGTCGGCAACGGGACGACGACGTTTAATCTCCCCGACATGCGGGGCCGTGTCGCGGCCGGTGTGGGAACGGGTACTGGCGGCGGGGCGAGTGGAACCGGAGCGCCCACAGGCGGAACCGCGTTAGCGGCTGTCGCCCTGGCAGGATGGTTTGGGGCCAACGATGTCACGCTAACCTCGGCACAGATTCCCGCACACACGCACCCGATCACGGACCCTGGTCACTCGCACGGACAGAACGGTGCCTCTGGCGGTCCTGGCAGCACAGAGCTGGCGCTTGGCACGTTCGACACCATGGGGAACGCGCCCAACACTGACTCTGCCACAACCGGCATCACCGTGAACAACAACACGGGGGGCGGTGGATCGCACACGAACTTGCAGCCGACAGTGGGATTGAATTTCATCATCCGTACGTAAGGAGATTTATGTTCGAGTGGATTGATGTCACTATGCTCGGCCTACTCGTTGGACTGTTCGGGTTCAACTTCGGCAAGTCGAGTTCTGAGTCCAAACAAGAATCCGGTTTACGCGGAACGGAGTATTTCAACGATGCGGCCGGTCGTGCCGCGAGTGCGTTAGCGGACACGAAGAATCTCCAAAGCGAGATTAACGCGGCTGACTTCGGCTCCTTCCGGGGGCAACGCGGTGAAGACATGTTTAACCCCGGCCAGTTTGGCCTGGGTACGCAAGCCGATGAAGCCGTCAAGAAGATGATGTCGTATTCGCTCGGTCGTATGTCGGCCGAAGGTGCGGGCAGAGGCATGCTTTCTCCTGAGAACACGCCCGGCGTCGCGGCGAGTGCGACGAGACAGGTGCTTCCGCAGTTGCTGCCTCAGATCTCACAGATGGCACAGTGGATCTACCAGTTGCCCGAGATCTGGAAGAGTTCGCTGTTGCAGTACAACACGAACACGGCGAACGCGTTTGCGCCGTTCCTCGGATCACAGGGTAACTCGACCGCGAGCGGGTTCAACTTTGGAACGAGTGTCGGTGGCGATTCGATGTTCCCTGGTAAGATGGCGTCGTAGGGGGTACAATGGCGAGCGCAGACTTTCAAGAGATGCAGGGCATGCTGGGTAAAATTACCGGCATGCCTCAAGAGGGACCTGAAAAGCCCTCGTGGTTTTCGTCGGCGAGTTCCCCTGAGTGGCAGCAATACAATAACTACTATGAGATGCAGAAAATGATTCAGCGCGCTTCGCTGCTGCAAGAGCTGGATCAGCGTCTCAATCCGATTTCGCTCGGCGAATCCGCGAGGTTCCTCGGTAAACAGCCGGGTGATATTGCCGCCCCTGGGCAGATGCGCGATGTAACGGAAGACGTATACACGCCGACCGTCGTCGAAGGACCTCGGCCGATGGGTACACGCCCTGGCTTTGGGCCGAAGATAGGTGAACGACAAGGTGCGCCGGGAGACTACGTCACAAACCCTGACGAGCTGTTTCCAAACGGACTCAACGAAACCCCGAGCCTGATGTCGGGCATGTACCAGGACTTCTTAGATAAGAAGCCTCCGTACTACGAGCCGGGACAGACTATCTCAGAGCACGCGACGATACAAGAGCCGGTCGTGCTACAGGGTCCAGGGGCTCCTGTCGAGGGTCCTCCGAAAATGGACCGGGTGGTTACAGGACGTGAAGCCGATGTCAACGCGCCCGCATCGAAGCTGCAACGCGACATGGTGCAGGCGGAGTTACATCGTCGATCTTTGCAGACGCCGCAACCGCGCGCACGCTCGGAAGCGGAAGTCAAAGCCGAGATGGCGAACCGATACAGGCAAGATCCCAATGCCTATTATGGCGAGGGGGTCGCGAGCGGAGCAATCGGCGCGGACCAAAACGTCAAGCGGACGGACTCTGGCGTCAACCTGTCCGGTGCCAAGGCTGAAAACCTACAGGCACAGACGGAGTACACCCGGCGAACGCTCGAACCTCGTATTGCGCAGATGCAGGCGAACACAGCGAAGGCGCGACAGGAAGTCACGGAGATGAAGAATCTCACGGACCCCAAGCGACAGAAGATGCTGGGCGAGATCACGAAGAACGAAGCCTACGTAGACTACCTGAAGTCTCGTTCTGACGGTCGAGATGCGGAACTCGCGCTTCGTGAATCCAAGCTCTACGCGATGCTCTCCGAGGCAGAGCGTAAGCACGCGCTTGCACAGCTTGCTGCAGCCAAAGAGCTGCACAAGAGTGGCGACTTTACCGATGAGATGTTCGACGACATTCTCGGGGGTATCTTCAAGAACCTGAACGTCGAGGGCGTGCATTCGGCTCCGTCGTTGGGTCAACGGTTGGGTAGCATGCTGGGTGGAGAACCGCTGCCCGAAGAAGAACCTGTCGTGGGGGGTCCTAATCTGAAGGCCGGTCCTCAGACGGGTGAGACGAGTTCGCTTCGTATGAAGCAACACGAGCAACGTGGGAAGTCGGCCGGTACTGTGAAGACGCCGACTATCCCGAACATCGAGTCTGGTCCTGGGACGCCTCCTCCGCCTCCGACGCCGTCGTCGGGCGGGGCTCCTCCTGAAATGGTGAAAGCCCTGGGGGACCTCAAAGGTAAAGACGGCAAGAAGTTCAAGGATAACAAGACAGGGAAAGTGTACACGGTCGAGAAGGGTAAACTCGTAGAGAAGAAGTGAGGCGTAGATGGCGCAGCGATTTGAAGAGGTAGTGGACGAGGCTCCCGCGTCGAGATTCGAGGAAGTCACCGACGAAGCTCCCGCTCCAAGTCGCTTCGAGGAAGTGACTCAGCAGGAGGACTACGTATTTCCTGCGGGTTCTCCCTCGGCGCGTACGCCGATGGTATACAAGGACAAGCCCTCCTTCGAGGAGAGCTTTCCTGCATCAACGGATAAGTCCTCCGCGTTCCAGAAGATCGAGGGACTGGCAAACACGATTGTCGGTTCCGTGGTCAAGCCCATTGAGTGGGCGACAGAGAAATATGAAGAGTATGTCGGCGGTCCTATCCGCCGTACCATGTTCAAGGAAGATCCCCTTGTGACTCTGGACCGGCAACATCGCGAACGGCAGGCCGTCCTCGAAGCTACAGGTGCCAGTGAGGGGCAAAAGGCGCTGGAGACGGCTAAACATATCGGCAAGAGCATGGTAGCGAGCGTGCTG